ACGCTGACTAACGGCTATGCTGGAGTTGCGCCGACCGCCGACCTTATTTTCAGTTTGCAGCCGGCGGACAATGCCACAGTCACTCTCAATGGCACCGTTGTAACGTTGCATGACGGTACCGGCGGCACCGTCAACCGCGGCGCCTCCCTCGCCGCCTGTGTCGACAATCTCGTCACCTTCCTCAATCTCAGCGGTGACGCTGAGATCGCGAAATGCACATACACGGCGACTGGCGCCCCTCACGATACGTTGCACATCGTGAGTGACACCGTTGGCCCGACCAATAATGCCTTCACGGTGGCGGCGTCCGCTTCTCCTGATGCGCACGGCCTTATCAATGCCGCCGTATCGGGCACACTCGGCGGAGGCATCGTTGCATCGACGCTAATCAGTGGAGCGAAGTGGCTCACTGCGGCGATCGTCAACGGTCTCGCAATCCTTTCTCTCGGCGTGCAGCAATAAACATCCAGGGCTGATATAAGGAGTTTCCTTCCATGAACACCCAGGTTCAGACGAGTTACCGGCCCCAGATCGCCGCAGGTCTTGAGGGCATGATTGCTGAGATGACGGGCTCCGAAGTGGGCACGCGCATCTGTGAAACTGCCGCCGGTATCGGCTTCGGCAAAGCCGTCAGCCAAGGCACTGGCTACAAAGGTTGCATCATCGCTGGTTCTGCTTTCGTCGGCTTGTCGGTGCGCGACATCGCGCTTGGTCTCGCCCCTGTCGATCCACTCAGCGACACCGCCAACACGCTTGACAAGTACGGGCTCTACACCAACGTCGCGGTGATGAGCCGCGGTCACATGTGGGTGAAGCCGCAGGGCGCCGTCGCCGCGGGAGCGGCCGTCTACTACGACACGACCAGCGGGCAGCTTGGTGGCAGCGGTAGCGGCCTCGCCGCTAGCGGCTGGATCAAGTTCGCTCGCCAGCCGGTCGCCGAAGAGACCCTCGTCATCAACGGCGCCACGATGACGTTCAAAGCCAAGGGCACTTCCGTCGCCAACGATCAGGCAAACCTTGGTGACACCCTTGGTGACACTGTCGCGAACCTCGTTACCGCCCTCAACGCCAGCAGCACCGGCGGCTTCTCGGCGCTGACGTACGCGGCGGAGCCTCCGACGCCCGTCGGCGGTGGCAGCGGCGCCGATACTGTGCTGATCTCCGATGACACCGTCGGCACTGCCGGCAACTCTGTCGCCATCACGTCAGGCCCCGCTTCCGCCGGCATGACGAAGTCGGCCGCGACGTTGCTCGGTGGCACCGCCTCGGCGACGCTCATCACCGGAGCCAAGTGGGTCACGAGCGCAATCGCCGGCCAGCTCGCGATCGTCTCGCTCGGCATCCAAGGCTAATCAATCCGCGAAAATCCAGGGCTTGTTCTCAAGGAGCAAACAACCATGTTTTACGACCTGTTCACGCAAGACACCCAGCAGCAGGCTCTTGGGTTTCTCGTCGCTCAGACGAGCTACATAGAGCCGCTTGTTTATCGGATGAAGTACCCGGAATTGAATTACCGGGAGCTTGTGCCGATTGACGCGACAGCGAGCGAGTGGGCCAAGTCGATCACGTTTTTCAGCGTCGACATGGTCGGCAAGGCCGACTTCTTCAACCATCTCGCGCGTGACATCCCTCTTGCCGACATCACTCGCGGCAAGCATGAGGTCGGCATCGAGATGGCGGCCATCGGCTATCGCTACACGACGGAAGAGCTTGGTCAGGCAATGATGGTGCCTAATGTCAATCTCTCCGCCGACCGTGCGGCGGCAGCGAAGCGTGCTTCCGAGGAGTTCATTCACAATGCGGCGCTCTACGGAGAGTCGCGCAAGAACTGGCTCGGGCTCACCAACCACACGTCGCCCGTCGTCATCAACGCCGCGCACACGTGGGCGTACGACGTCGCTCAGTCGACACCACTCATCCAAACTATTCTGCAAGACGTCAACGGCGTGCTGACCAACGTGTGGCAGGCATCGCTGACGGTGGAAATGGCAGACACTCTGCTGATGCCGCTCAACGCAATGTCGCTGCTCTCGATCACGCAGCTGACCAACACCACCATGAACCTCATGGAGTGGGTCGCCAAAAACAATATCTACACTCAACAGACCGGTGGCGCTCTTACGATCCGTGGCGTTCGCGGTCTCGACACTGCCGGCGCCAGCGGCAACGGTCGCATGATCGCTTATCGCAAGGACCCTGAGATTCTCAAGATGCACGTCCCGATGCCGCATCGCTTTCTGCCAGTGTGGCAGACTGCGCCGCTGGTGTTCGACATTCCAGGCATCTTCCGCTTGGCCGGCCTCGAAATCCGCCGTCCCGGCGCCATGCGTTACCTGGATGGCATATAGCCTCTTGACGGTATCTAACCGTCTCGTTCACTGAAGGAGAATACGTAATGCCCGACGAGCAGAGCCTTATCGTCCCTCCGCAATTTGGACCGATGAATGCACCAATGCGGATGGAGCCATCGAAGGAGCGTCTCGCTGCTCCGTCTTCGCAAGTGACGGTGAAGAATACCAGCGAGGCGCAGACCCACATCGTGGTCGACCGCTACAATGTCGGTCACGAGCTGCGCCCTGGCGAGAAGCGCAACATGGAAATGCTCAATGACGAGATCGAAGCATTTCGCGAGTTGCGTCGTCCTGATCGTTTCTATCCTGCCAACGACCCCACCAAGCCGGGCCGCCTGAAGCCCCCGCATCCACTGGTAATCGAAGGCATCAGCGAGAACCCGGAGCCGGCGGAGTTCGAGCAGAGACGCAAGCGTGCCTGATGGCAACCGTCGAAGACGTCACAGCATTCAAGGCGAAATGGTCGGGCGCGTTTAATGCCGTGCCCGATGGAGACGTCGCTGCGGTTCTTGACGAGACTGATATCTGGCTCGATTCTCGGCAATGGCAGCCACGTGACTTCCCGCTCGCTCGCATGCTATGGGCCGCGCATAGCTTGCAGTTGTTTCAGCTGCAGCGCTCTTCTGCTCTCGGAGCGGCGACAGGTCTCGGTTCCGCCGACCTGTTCGTGCGTTCCGTTGGTTTCGGCGAGCGGCGTGTGATGTTCGGAGAACGTAGAATAGGGCGTGAATCTGCCGCTGGTGGTCCCGGTGACAGTTTGCTGCAGACCACGATTTATGGGCTCCAGTTTCTGCAGCTGCGTGCTCGCAATTTTCCGGCAGTCTTGACGGTGTGACATGGGATGGCGCGATCTCGAACGCTTCATGGACATCATCGTCGATGAGTTCTTCGCGGAACCCATCGAGCTGCACCCGTGGATCGCCGCTGATTACAACGATCCCGGACACGCTGATTCTGCTCGTAAGGTCGTGAAGACGATCGGCTGTTACGTGATGCCGGGTGCGAAAGCTGTTGGCGAAAGCGGCACTGTTTCATCTGGCATGGCGGCACGCACGGTGGAGAATTCGGTGTGGGTCTCCATCACCGAAGACAACATCGGCGACATCAACGCCTGGAAGCAGCACGACCGCGTTTATTTGCCGGAACGCAACGCTTGGTTTTCAATTGAAAAGCCGGTGCCTTCGGCGACCGGTCGTCCACAGTTTGATTTGATCCGACTGCAGGTGGGATCGCTGTGAGCCTATTGCGCCCAATCCTGCGGACCTGTGCCGTCGGAGCGCTGCGCGACCGTACGTGGGCTGAAGCTCGTGTTTTTGACAGTGATCAAAGCCCGCTTGCTGAAGCTATCTTAGGGACGGCGGCGAAACCTTACATTCTGGTCTACACCGACACCGACGACCGCGTGCCTCCCGGCGGCAGCGAAATCTACAATGGCATGGGGCGACAGCTTTCGTTGGCGATTGAAATCGGTGTCGCATCGGCAATTCGCAATGACGCCGGCAACATCATTATTCAGTTCGCAGCCACCGATGAAGGCATGGAGCTGGCTTGTGATGTGATCGAGACGCAGGCTGTTGCTGCACTCTGGGGAGACCCGAAGTCGCCGTGGGGCGATCTGATCAAGCGCATCGTGACCAAGATTGTGCGCATGCCATCGCGTCGCGGTGGCC